CTGGCCCGCGCCAAGGAGCTGGGCATCGACGCGAAGGGCACCTGGGGCGTGCTGAAGCTGCAGGCGGCCATCGCCGAGGCCGAGGCCAAGAAGGGCGAGGGCTGACACATGGATCACATCGAGAGCGAAATCCAAGCCAAGGGCTTGACCGCGCCGCGCGTGACCCCCGCTGACATCGAAGCGGAAATCGTTTCGGAGCACTGCTTCACCGCAGGCGATGGCTTCGCCGGCGTTGCCGCGCTCACCGTCGAAGAGGGTGGTGTCATCGCACCTCCGGAGCAGTTGGATCTACTGACGTTCTGCGTGCTGGTGCTGCGCAACGGTTTCACTGTCACCGGTGAATCGGCCTGCGCCAGCCCGGAGAACTTCGACGCCGAGATCGGCCGCAAGATCGCCAGGCAGAACGCGGTGCAGAAGATCTGGCCGCTGCTGGGCTTCCGTCTGCGCGACAAGCTGGCGAGCGAGGGCTGACCATGTACGGCACGCTGGAAGGCGCGAACAGCTATCACCAGGCGCGCGGCAATGCCGCCTGGGCCGCGGGCACGGAACAGGCCCGCGAGGGTGCGCTGATCCGTGCCACGGATTACATCGACGGCCGGTACCGGGTACTGCTTGCATCGGGCCGCTGGGCGTCGATGTTCCCCGGCGTGCGCACTGCCGGGCGGGGTCAGCCGAACGAGTGGCCCCGCACCGGCGCGATCGACTACGACGGCGACCCCATCCAGCCGGATGAAGTGCCCGACGAAGTCGAGCGCGCAACCTACGAGGCCGCGCTGCGCGAGCTGGTGAACCCGGGCAGCCTGTCGCCGGACTACGTGGCCAGCGCGGCGGCGACCAAGGAGAAGGTCGGCCCCATCGAGGTCACCTATGCCGATGCCAGCGGCGCTGGCCAGGTGCCGAATCGACCGGTGGTGCCGGCCATCGATGAGATCTTGGCGCCGCTGCTGCGAACGCCGCCTGTCTATCCTGCGGTGAGGGTTGTATGAGCGCGTTCTACGACCGTATGCAGGCCACGGCCACGCGCCTGATCGCCCGCTTCGGCTATGCCACGCAGCTGGAGCGCGACGGTGCACCGACCGGGCCGCCGCACAACCCGCAGCCCGGTCCCGCCACGCAGCACGACTGCACGGTGGTGGAGCTGGACTACAGCCTGACCGACCGCGACAGCACCCTGGTGCTGCAGGGCGACAAGCTGGGCCTGATCTCCAGCGCGGTCGACGTCCAGCCCGCCAAGGACGACCGGCTGCTGCTGGGCGGCCAGTGGTACCACTTCATCGACCTGCAGCCGTTGTCCCCGGGCGGCCAGGTCCTGCTCTACGAATTCCACGTCCGCAGGTAAATGACCATGACGCCCCGTGAGCTGGAACTGCTGGCACAGAGGATGGCCCCGGCCATCAGGCGCGCGTTCCTTCAGGCGGTCGAGGTATCGCAGCGGGCAGCGACCATCCAGCTGGTGACGGACCTGGTCGCGGCCGGCCGGGTGGATGCACTGCTGGAGGCGCTGGGCTTCGATGAGGCGCGCTTCTCCCCGGTGGCCGAGGCAATCCGCCTAGCTTTCGTGGGCGGCGCGCAGGCGGGCATCGAGGAACTGCCGGCGCTGTCCCTGCGGCAGCAGATCCGTGGCAGCTACAGCCCGGTCAGCCAGTCGCCAGTGCTGCGCTGGAGCTTCGACATGCGCAACCCAGTGGCGGAGGCCTGGCTGCGCGACAACTCGTCCAGGCTGATCACCGGCATCATCGATGACCAGCGGGGCTTGATCCGGGGCGCGCTGCAGCAGGGCATGGTGGTGGGCCGCAACCCACGGCAGACGGCACTGGACCTGGTCGGCCGCGTGAGCGAGACCGGCAGGCGCGCCGGCGGCATGGTGGGGCTGACTTCCCAGCAGGCGCAGTTCGTCGCCAATGTCCGGCAGCAGCTGGCCAGCGGCGACCCCGCGCAGATGTCTGCCTACTTCGGGCGCCAGCGCCGCGACAAGCGCCTGGACGGCATCGTCAGTCGCGCCATCAACGCCGGCAAGCCGGTGGCGCCGGCGGACATCGAGAAGATCGCTGGGCGCTACTCCGACCGGCTGCTGGCGCTGCGCGGCGAGGTCATCGCGCGTACGGAGTCGCTGACCGCGATGAACGCTGGTCGTGAAGAGTCCTACCGGCAGCAGGTGGAGGGGGGCAAGGTGCTCCCGGAGAACATCGAATGCGACTGGTCGGCCACCGGCGATGAGCGCACGCGGCACAGTCATGAGGCCATGAATGGCCAGAAGCGGAAATTCGGTGAGCCGTTCCAGACCCCGAGCGGAGCGCTGATGCACTACCCGGGCGACACGTCGCTGGGCGCCGGGCCGGAAGAAACCATCCAATGCCGGTGCATGAAGCGATACCAGATCAACATGGCAGCGGAGGTGCTGCGTCGTGGCCAGCAAGTTCGGTGACCAGGTGAAGGCCTTCACGGAGAAGGCCAAGCTGCGGCAGGAGGCCATCTTCAAGGCGTCCGCCCAGCGGCTGATGGAAGAGGCCAACACGCCGGAGGGGCAGGGCGGCAAGATGCCGGTCGACACCGGCTTCCTGCGCAACTCGGCCGGCGCTTCCACGGAGGGGCCACCGGAAGCGGGCGGCCAGGCGATGGGCCTGGTCTTCCTGGGCCTGCAGATCGGCCAGACGGTGTGGGCGGGCTGGGCGGCGAAGTACGCCATGCGCATGGAGCACGGGTTCTACGGCGAGGACAGCAAGGGTCGCAAGTACGCGCAGGCCGGCAAGGGCTTCGCGCGCGCCGCGGCGCAGAACTGGGTGTTCATCGTGGAAGCGGTGGCCAAAGAGGTGAAGGACCAGATCCCATGAGCGACACCGCCATCTATGACGCCTTCGCCATTCTGGTGGGGCAGTTCGCCGCCGCGCAGCAGCTGACCTGTTCCTACCCAGGCAGGGGATTCACCCCGCCGGTGGGGAAGGACGCTCGCTGGCTGGAGCTGCAGTGGTTCCCGAACCAAACACAAAACTACGGCCTGGCCGACGATGGCCCTTCGCTGCTGCAGGGCTTCGGCCAGCTGTCGGCGTGCTACCGGCCCGGGCAGGGGATCATGGTCGGCACCGCGATCACGGACCAGATCATCGCGGCTTTCGCCAAGGGCACAGCCTTCGGCGGGGTATCGGTGCAGCGCCGGCCGTGGACGTCCAGCCTGATCCAGGACCCGGAGCGGATCATGAACCCGGTGACCATCCCTTGGCGCGGCTTCGTATCGGGGTAGAATCCGGCCATGAGCCCCAAGCCGCCCGCCCTGCATCTGGTCCGCAGCGACGCCCCGCCCACCGAGGGTGAGCTGAAGGCGTTGCGTGATGCGATCGACCGGATGAAGCGGAACCGGCATCTGCTGGAAGAGTTCAACCGGGAGCAGGCGTTGTTCGTCCGCTCCGAGTTCCTGGCCTACGTGGAGGCAGGGTTCACCCGGCCGCAGGCCATGCAGCTGGTAGCGGCGAAGCTGGGCCCCGGCGGCAAGTAACGACACGCCCGACCGCAAATTATTCTGAAATCTATTCCAGAGGCCCGCCCCGCAGCGGGCCTTTCTCGTTTTCCCCCGACCCCCGCCCCGTGGCGGGTTTTTTATTGCCCACCCACAGGAGACCGGCCATGGCCGAAGCAAAGACCAACGCAGGCAGCAAGCTGAGCATCTGCGTCACCCCCCAGAACGAAGATCTGACCGAAACCGAGTTCAAGGCCCTCGCCTACATCCAGGTGAAGAAGGTCGGCAGCATCGGCGAGCGCGGCATCAGCACCAACATCGTCAGCTACGACACCCTGGACACCCTGGTCTCGATGAAGGGCAAGGGCATCACCAATGCCGGTGACCCTGCGGTGGAGATGGCAGAGGATCTGGCTGATCCGGGCCAGGTGGCCATGCGTGCCGCCGGTGCACCGGACGTCCCGGATGCCTACGCCTTCAAGATCGAGCACACCGATGGCAGCATCGAGTTCCTGCGTGGCCTGGTGGCCGGCCCGAACAAGCCCCGCGGCCGCAATGAGGACTTCCGCCTCAACACCTACACGATCGCGCTGAACCAGCAGCCGATTGATGTGGCAGCGCCGGCCACGCCCTGACGGATCCGGGCCAGATGCCAGCCCCCGGGTGGGGTCCAGACCGCATGGGATACCATCGCCCCTTTCGGTGAAGGAGCTTTCCATGAAGAGGATTCTGGCAGGGGCGTTGGCGCTGGCCATCGCAGGCTGCGCGACGGTGGGCAAGGAAATCACCGATGAGTCGATATCGGCAATCACCGACGGCCAGACCACAGAGGCGCAGCTGGTGGCGCAGTTCGGGCGTCCGTACTCCACGGTTACCAACTCCAATGGCACCCGGATGATGGTGTGGACCTACGCAAAGGCCAACGCATTCGGCCGCACGCAGGGCAAGTCCGTCAGCGTGGTGCTGAGGGATGGGGTGGTGGAAAGCCACTCCGTCGCCGAGGTCGCCACGCCCTGAGGTGTGCCAAATACCGAAACCCTACGAGGCCCGCGCAATGCGGGCCTTTTCTTTTCCCGAGGATGAGAGACCCATGACCGA